AATGTGGAAGGTCCTTTGGGGTCTGGTATTCCAACTCAAGAAGAGCAAAAAAATTGGTCTTTATATGAGAGGGAATTGCCCCATTTAAGTAATTGGCCTATGTCATATGAGCATTACCTACAACAACAGCAAAGCCTTAAATATCCCGGCGCTTATGGATGGATGGCTCAGGAAAATATAACCGGGCGTCCTGTATTGGAGGGAGACTTGAGCGGGACCCCAAGTTTTATTGGTATAGAGGGAGCCAGTTCCAATAGTTACATAAGAAATTTATATGAATTAGGGATTCCAGATATTGCTTTAGATAGATTGAGTGATTATTTAATGAATAATATGTGGTCAGATGGTATGGATTATGAATCAGCACGTAATTGGTATTATTCGCAAATGCGTGAAGACCCTTCATTGATCCCTCAAAGAGCAGCGCCTCACGGAGTTCACTCTCAAACCGGATTTGGAATTACAGGGTGGGAACCTCTTCCGGGCCAACTTGACGTAGGAAAATAACATGTTAATGATGCCCATTCCATTTGATGAAGAGCAATTAGAAATGATTACTGGGGCTAATGGTCGCAGAGATTTTTACTTGGAAGATGATGTGGTTCAGGAAGCAACCCCTGATTTTCAACCCCTAGAGGGTTGGCATGACACTGGAAGAACCCGTGATGTTGCTGGCGAAGAGATTAGAGTTCAACATCCAGATATAGTTCCTTCTGGGGTTGATTGGCTGGATAAGGGAAGAGAGAAACTTTGGGGTGGTCTGTATAGAGGCGTTGAACCTATTGCGGACTTTCTAACTGAGGCTGTTACTCCTAGAACTGAGAGTGGAATAGGCGGCATGATTACTCAGGCAGAGTCTAAACCATCTAGCGTGGCTGAAGCACAGGCGAGAGGACAAAAGACTTTCTGGGTTAATGGGAAGGAGAAACTGGCTGTTACGAGAGAGCAGTTAGGAGCATTCATGGATTCTGAAGCCTACGATCCAAACTCGGGGAGAAGCGCTTTGTCCCAGTGGTCTGCGGCATGGCAATCTCCAGAAGTCGCTCCAGACGCTCCACAAGCCCCCAGACGGGACGTTAGAGATATCCTCATAGAAGAGGAGGGTCTTGAACTAACGCCTTATACTGACCCCGGAAGGAGAGGCGGTGCTACAGTAGGTGTCGGGCATCAACTGAGAGCAGGAGAAGAGGAAAGAGATATCTCTGAGGCGGAGGCGAGAGAAACGCTGGAGGTTGATATTTCTGAAGCCTATGCTGCTGTAGATCGTTTGACAGAGAAGTTTGATGTTGGAGAGATACCTTCAGAACTTAGGGATGAGTTGATGATGATGGCCTTCCAGATGGGAGCCACAGGACTCAGCAAGTTCAAGAAGATGTGGGGTGCTATGAAAAATCAGGATTGGGCAGAGATGGTAGCACAAATGGCTGACTCACGATGGGCAAAGTCTCAGACTCCTGAGAGAGCGGCTCGAACAATAAATAGAGTGGCAACACTCTTTGGAGTTTAATATGCCAACAGTAAAAGGAAAGAAATTTCCATATACGGCCAAAGGAAAAGCAGATGCCAAGGCTTACGCAAAGAAAAAGAAGGCACCACCGCCAAAGCGTAAGACAAAGAAGAAAAAAGGAAAAAAGGAATTAGCAGAATATACTCCTTGGCGTTCTCCTCATCAGCCTCGTAAGTCAAGAGTCCCCGGGAAAGGAAGAGGGAGGGTATTAGCATAATGGCAACCCCAAAGTTTACAAAAATCAAGGCGAAGAAAATTAAATCTCCAAAGCGTGGGGGTAAGGGAGCAAAGTATCCTACCTATGCTGCCGGTGGAAAAGCCAAGACAGGTAAGAAATAATGGCTAGGTCTGTGTACTCATGGGGAAAGGCCGCGCAAAATGGAAAACGGCGCGGAGGTGTGAGTGCTAAAAAACCTTCTGCCCCAAAGGCTCCTAAAGCGGGTGTTAAGAAAACAAAGAAAATCAAGACCGGATACTAAATGAAAAAATTATTGGTGGCTTTACTTCTGGTTATTCCTCTTGCGGGGTCGGCAAGAATGTTTCCTACAGAATTCGCAATCAAGGCTGTGTGCTGGGATAATGCGGAAGAGGCGATCCAATATCATCAGGAAGTCTTAGGAGAATATCCTATTGGAAAGGGATGGATAAGTAATAAGAGTGGCCCGTCATTTGCGGCTATTATGTTTAATCCTGTTAAGCCTTCTTGGACATTATTAAATTTTCACCAATCTGAGGAAGATGTGACAATAGTTTGTGCTATTACAGGCGGAACTATGTGGGATATAATAAATCCCGGAGATGAAAGAGAGAAACTAGAACTATGAGCAATGGAAACCAACTGAATAAGAGCCTATCTGTAGGCCATATAGTAGCCACGGTAGGTTTAATAATCGGTGGTTTCACCTTCATATATGATTTAAGAGAAAGCGTAGCGATACAGTCTTTTCAATTAGATACTGTAGAGAAAAGATTAGGGCGAGTGGTTGCGCGAACTGATGACCAGTTTGGAGAGATCATGAATCATCTAGTCAGATTAGAGGAAAAGTTAGATGGGATTGTTCTGTCAAGTAACCAAATGCAGCAGAAAGGAAATTAAGAGATGGGCATTACGAGCCTATCTTTGTTGGTCTGTGTGTGTAGATATAACGGCTTTTAGCGGACTTATTTGGTATATCTTTAGGTGATGGAAGTAATTTATATAACCCTTTTCGTATGGATGCTAGGCAAAATACTGGGCTGGTGATTGGAATTTTAGGAGGTCAAGCCCGATCCGGCGGCGCTTATAGTGCTTATGGTGATTACTGATGGAAAATAAATACGTTGGGTATATGATTCTTGGATTGGTGTTAGGGGTATTGGGTATAGGTATAGTTGGTTTGATTTATTTTATTAACTGGGCACCAAAATGTCCACTAGGAATATGTTAGGAGAATAGAAATGGCAGGAGCAAGAAAGAGATATGCGGCGCGTCGTCCTTATGATGCGCGCTTAGATGAAAGACTGGGTATGACCAGAGGAAAACAGGCTACTAAGAAGATGTCTGCGTTAGGTAGGCGGAAGGTTTCTAGAGCAACCAAAAAGAAATAATACTTATGTTAAACATTTTTGAGTTTGCAAAAGCGCAACGTCAATACTGGGAAGAGATAAGAGATGATAATAACAGAAGCAGCACAAAGAAAAGTAAAGCAAGTTTTGAATGGAGAAGGCTTCCTAGAGATTTGTTTGCAAGGTGGAGGCTGTTCTGGCTATCAGATAAAACTAAAGGGGGCGTCGGAGATACCCACAGACGCCCAGATGCTTACGGAAACGATATTTTCTGATTCTGTTTCCTTAGACTTACTGGGAGACGCAGAGATGGACTGGAGCGATGACCCGTTCAAACCAGCATTTAAATTCACTCCGCCTACGGGTTCACATTCGTGTGGGTGCGGATCAAGTTTTCAACTAGACTAATGGAGATTCTAAATGGACGGATTGAAAAAGTTGGTAGACGAAGTAAGAAGCAAACCGTGGATATGGGGAGTATTGGTTCTCATCGTAGTGTTGGGTATTATTGGTTAATACCATTATGTTTTCTGAGTTTGACGGGATGCGAAACTCTGAGGGGTTCCCTGATGACGGGAGTGGCGACGAGTACCGCTGTTGGTGTGACGAGTGTAGTCGCGCCGGGTGTCCTTGTACCAGCCGTGATCGGAGGCACAACGGCTGCGATTGCCTCTGCCCTAACTGCGGAGCGATCTGTTAAAGGTGATCCCATTGCTGTTACGGCTGATACGGTGGTTAATAAAGCGCCTGATAACTTTTGGACGCTCTTTGGTAAGTTGATTGAAATGGGCGGTTGGGCTCTTTTGGCTATCGTGATTGTTCCAATGGTCTTTTCTTGGTTGATGCCCGGCCCAATTCAATTCAAAGGAAAAAAGAAAAATGGCTCGTAGTATAAAACTCGAATATGAAAGACATGGTTCTAAACCAGCAGAGAAAAAGAAAAGAGCCGCTAGGAATACCGCAAGAAGAAGGGCTATACGATCAGGAAAAATAAAAAAGGGAAGCAGCATGGATGTTCATCATAAAGATGGAAATCCTAAAAATAATTCCCAGAGTAATTTAGTTTTGGTTCCGAGAAGTCAGAATAGAAATAAAAGTCCGGGAAGACCGAAAGGTAAAAAGGATGGATTCAAAAGGAGGCCGCGTGGCAAAGTCTAAGTTTCCTGAAATATGGGATTTAAAAATGAAAAGGCGAATTGAATGTCTTTTCCATCAAGGCGGAACATTAGTTGAAGCCGCTATAGAAATGGGTATCAGTCGCTCTACGTTCCATGCGTGGACTAAGAGCACCGACAAACAGAAGGAGAGTTTTCGTGAGACCGTAAAGATAGGAAAGGAAGCCGCAGAAGCATGGTGGATTCGTCAAGGACGAGAAAATCTAGAGAACAGATCATTTGTTTATGGATTGTGGTTGATAAACATGGTTAATCGCTTTGGATGGACTTCTTCTCATAGCAAGAAGGAAGAGAAGAAAGAAGTAGAGCACACGGTTTCAGTGAAGAAGAAAGTGGATGTAGACGCTATTGTTGGTAAGGCAATAAAGCGTGGAGTAGAAGAAATGGAAAGTACCATACACTAGGGGGCGATATGGTTTCGACAGAAAGAAAAGTTGAATCCCTTTCTGGACGCGGGTCCGATTCCCGCCGCCTCCACCAAGGAACATAATTATGGCAGAAGGAAGAACTAAAACTGGATTAGGTTGGGAGACTGAACAGCATGGATTTAAGGCTATTAATTACGCCCAAACCGCCGCTGATGTGTTAGAAGAAGCCGCCGGAACTTTAGTGGTAACCCCCGACAGGAGAGATATATCTCGCGTGGTTCCTACACAAGGCTTCGTAAGAGACCCATATGATACTACTTGGGAAGATATTAATCGTGGAGATACCTATCCAGATGACCTTCCGGAATATGGAGCGGCAGGAATTGAAGAATCCTTTGTAAGCAGAAGACCTGAAGTCTCCCCAACAGGCGGTGGCCCCCCAAAGCCTCGCGGATGGAGAGAGACTGGGGGAAGAGGGGGAGGAGAAGTTGGCCCCACTGCTGAAGGTATAGCGGCGCAGGGTCCGCCGGGGGTGTCCGAAGCGGGCACGGAAGTTGCTGAATTCTTGAAGTCGGCTGCCGGATATACGGGCGAAATGGAAGACAGAACTAATGCTGGGTCTAGAGCGCGCATAGATGCACAAAGATCGGATATACCGGGGACTTTAGCAGCAGCTATGCCTCAAAGTCTTGGGCCAGCAGGTGCTCCTATAGTCCCAGAGAATCTTCCTCAAGGACCTGTTCCAGCAGCAGAAGAGTGGGGACCCGGGCCAACTGGCGCTCCACCAAAGCCCCCCGGATGGAGGGATTCTCCTATGGCTGGTGGTGGTCCTGATGTCATGGCGGAGAGTGCGTTTACCGGGGCACCTCCACAGGCTCAAGCGGAAGAGAAAGATTTTGGTCAGAATTTAATGGAAGCAGTTGCTCTTCTTTTGGAAAAAATGAAAGGATTTTCGTTATCTCCAGAAGAATTTTCTGACCTTACTAACATGTCTCCGGATCAATTAAGAGATGTTTATAATAATTTAGCCCAGCAGCAGGGAAGAACAATGTATGAAGACCCACAAGCGTGGGTGAAAATGGGACGGTCTCCAGTTGTCTCTCCAGAAGCGAGTGGTATTTTTATGGGTCGTGCTCCTGCTGGCGGACCAACAGTTAGACCGGGGGACGAGGCTTATTCAAAATTTAATATACCAGAAAGACAAACTCAACACAAATTCATGGCTAGGGATTATGCTCAGGCTCAACCCGGAACAACAGATTGGATGAGGCAGATATATCCGTGGGCAAGAAATCTCCCAGAAAATATTTTACAGAGGGCTATTCAGGATGGTGAATATTTGAGAATGTTAATGCAAAAAGCGGAAGCGGGTGAAATGCTTCCTTTGATGTAATTATGCCAATTCAGAGATGCGATCTTCCCAAAGGGAAGAAGGGATGGAAATGGGGTAGCAAGGGGAAATGTTATCCAACTAGAAAACAAGCCGAAAAACAGGCGAGGGCCGCTTATGCTTCAGGGTATAGAGAAAAATAGGGTGTCAGTGTGCTGCCCGCTATAGCAAAAGACGTTGACTATAAGAATGATAACTCAGACGCCGCAAAAAAGTTTGCTGAGTGGGCGCACACTGCCCCGTTCGAGAGAGTTATTGAAGCGTATGCTGACTGTCATCGCGATCCTAATATTGATGATCATTTCATTAGGACTCTTGGGCAGTTGGATCGTTACTATCTCGGTGTGTTTCTTTGTAACCGCCATGATATGTTGCATCCGTGGATTTATGAAAGATGCAGAGAAGTCGAAGGAGATAGAGACTCTCGACTAGATTTATGGGCTAGATTTCATTATAAAAGTTCTATAATCACTTTTTTGGGTACCATTCAAGAAATTATTTTAAATCCTGATATCACGATAGGGTTGTTATCATTTTCTGCTAGACAGGCAAAGCCTTTTTTAAGGCAAATTATGCAGGAATTTGATGGTAATGAGAAACTTAAACAACTTTATCCTGATATTTTGTGGGATAAACCCCGTCTTCAGGCGCCTAAATGGGCTGAAAATGAGGGGATATGTGTTATAAGAAAGGCCAATCCGAAAGAACAGACCGTTGAAGCACACGGTTTGGTAGATGGTCAGCCTACTGGACGTCACTTTGATCTTATTATTTATGATGACGTAGTGGTTCAGGAGTCTGTTTCAACTCCAGAGCAAATCAAAAAGACTACAACTCAATGGGAGTTGTCTCTTAATTTAGGGTCTACCTACCGACCTAGATTCCAATATGCGGGTACAAGGTACTCCTACGGGGATACCTACGGTACGATCCTTCAGAGAGCGGCTGTAAAGCCCAGAATTCACCCTGCCACTGTTGATGGTACAATGGAGGGAGAGCCCATCTTTCTAGAGAAGGAGAGGTGGGAGGAGATTAAGAAAACTACTTCCACTTATACGGTAGCGTGTCAGCAGTTGCTTAACCCGATAGCAGGTTCGGATATTGCGTTTAAGGAAGAGTGGTGGCAGGAATGGGAGGTTAGACCATATACTTTGAATGCATACATTATGTGTGATCCCGCTCACTCGCGTAAAAGAGAGTCGAACAGAACCGCTATTGCGGTTGTTGGAGTTGACGCTAATTATAATAAATTTCTTCTAGATGGAATTTGTCACAGACTTTCTCTTTCAGAACGGTGGGAGTTTATAAAAAATTTAAGGACAAAGTGGAAAAGGGCTCCCGGAATTCGCGAAGTAAAGATAGGGTATGAGAGGTATGGGGCGCAATCTGACAT